CCATAGACCACCGGATTGGGTGCGAATCCATTGTCCGTTCGAGTCGTAGCCTTGGAGCGTTATCGTTTTGCCGACATCTGAAGCATCGCCAGGATAAACTCGAATGTAGCTGTTGATGCCGCCAGACATATCGCGATATGAAACAACAGTACCACGATCAACGAGCTGTTTTCCCGCGCACGGGTTGCATCCGCTGAGGAGTCCGAATCCGGTTTCTTGGAATTCATACCATTGGTTGCGAACAGATCCTGTTCCGCAGCAGTCTGCGACGGCTTCGATGGTTTCGATTGAACGAGGCCAAGTGATGCAACCGTCTACGGTGCAAACGGTGAAACGTCCGTAAGAACCCGCCCACAAGCCCTTGTGTAGAAGCCTTCGACACGCTTGGTTGATGTAATCGTAAACGCGCTGATCATCGACACATGTGCCGATAACCCGAGCGATTGTCGAGCGAATGTCCTGAACGATTAGCTTCATTTGGTGTAGTATTCTCGGATGGTACGCTTGATGAAGTACACACCGTAAAACGGAGGCAAGTTGTTATGAGCGGTATCTCCTCCAGTGCTTCCAGTATTCTTGGTGATGTCGTTAGGGACGTTAGCATCAGGGCCAAGATACAAAGTCTTGAGCTGATTGCCACCAGCGGTGTCTTGGGAATCCCAAGTCATCGAGTGCGTATGCGAAGGAATCTCAGCAGTTGTCAGCAAATGCTGATCTTCACCAGCAACAGATGTAGTCGTCGTCGTTCCATTGACATTCACCGTACCGCTCGCCGCAAAAGCTCCAACGCCAACCGGGAATCGAGCATCGAAAGCTGTGTCAACCTCCCACATTGGGCCTGCCATCTGTGAGGCGACAGCGGTTCCATCGCCACCGTCGTAGCTTAGGACATCAGCAGCAGTACCAACGAAGATACGACGCTCAGGGCTGTTTACCAGAATCGGATGCTGTCTTGCCCAATATCCATTGACGCGCACCCACCAATTCCCCTTCTCGTCCAACCACGGATAAACCTGATTGTTCAGCGCAGGCGTCGATGCTCCGTAATTGAAGAACGAGTTTCCAATCGAGCTGTTGAACGTCGCTTGAGTGCCGCTGATGATGTCGTTGGCCAACGACTGGTAATTGAGCGGACAATATCCAACCGGCAGACTCGGCGGAGTAAGAGTGATGAGCGTAAGGTTTGGCATAATTGTTAGGCTATTCTGACGAGTAGGTCAGAGGATTGACATCGCAGACATCAAGCGGTGTGCAAGCAGGGAAGACCGTCCGGCACTCGCCAACACTCGATTCCTGAATGTCGTAGGCGTGAACTCGAAGACTCTTGATACGGCAATATCCCATGATGGTCAGCATGACCTGGACCTCGTAAAGATTGCGAGCGGGAGTGCTAATCGTCGCGTTACACGGCGAATCCGATGGAGTCGGGAAGCGCATCTTTGGCCGGTACTGCGGCTTGAAGTTCGTAATCGGACAAAGATCCAAGCACTGCGTAACAGTCGCGCATTCGGCAAAGTCGATCCACTCAATCCACCCAGGATATTGGTCCGGTCGATAGGTGACATTGAAGGAGACATCGCCTTCAAGCTCATCGATGAACAAGTCACCGGAATCGAGTCGCTTCAAGCCAAACGGAACCTCGAAGTTGTAGGCGCGAGTCTGCACCTGCCATTCGATTTCCTTCTTGGGAGTCGCACTCAAGTTCATGTCGAACCTTTCGGCCTTGGTGATTTCCCAAATCTGGATCGTGTCGTCCGACCCGCGAGCAATCGCAAAGCAAGCGTCTCCGTAAGCGTTCTCGGTCTTGACGAGCTGCAAGATGTTCAAGCCCGTCCAGATTCCCGACCAAGCTGGAGGAGCTTTCTTCCGCATCGAAGTGATAAGCTCCATATCCAACACGGATATAGCCTTATGAATGACTCCCTCTGAATTGAAACGAGGCTGAGAAGTCATCAGCAAACGGTTATCGAAGACAACCGCAGAGCTGGCCCACAAAAGGTTTGTCTGATCGTTCTCGACGATGGGCGTCATTTCCCCACTGATCGGTGTGTTGCCCCAATCGGTGAACGACCGGCGAGCGATGATGAACGAGCGGATGCCGTCGATAGCTCGGTAGAAGACATCGCCATTGACGGTGATGGCCGACCGTGCGCCTAACGCGCCGCTGGTCAGCAAGCTGATAGCCTGAATCGGATAGTTCAGGTTCTTCCAAACATCACGGTCTACAGGAGCTTGGACGCTGAAGACGTAGCGAGGAGTGAAGACAAGAAGCGGTCCTTGGCCAAGCGATGTGTCTGGATTGCCTGGGACGGCCATTGCTGTGATACCGCCTGAATCCGACGGAACCGCAAAGTCACCGCCTTCATTGAGGAAGGTGTTCTCGGTTTCTTTGAGAACGCTTGCTCGCGTACCGTCTCCATAAACGATGTCTGTTGCTCGGAATGAAAAGCCGTTCGGCAGCGCGTACCAGATGCGGCCATTGACGTAGGCCATAACTCTACCGCACTTGATTTCATCGTCATTCGCTCGACGCAGGCTTGTCCCGTTGAAGATGAGCGGCTTGCTGAAGCCGTCTTGGATAACGACAAAGTTCTCAGCTTGAACCATCCAGCCATCGAGCAGGTTGGAAGGATTCTCTAGGTCAGCGGACAGCGTGAGGTTTTGCGCCTTATTCTGAAGGCAGTCGTAAAGCCACACTTTACCACTGATCAGCATCAGGATGAACGTACGTCCATCGTCCGAGATGTATGGCAGCGCGCATTGGAAAGTTCCGGTCAGACCCTGAGGGCCGTAGCAATCTTCTGACCAACCGTCCGCCGTCACGTTTGTCTGATCTGCGGTAATCTCGGCGTTGTCAGCGGTGATACTGACACAGAGGTCGTAGTCTTTCTGAACGTAACCGGGGCGAGGAGAAACGAATCCTTCGCGGAAGTTGGCATTGACGGCGAACGCAACCTGATTCTTTTCCACCTCGGAAGGCATCACGCCAGCATCGATGCCACCCTCAAAGGTAACAGATCCGTCCGTGTACCTGCGTGGTGCGCGTTCGCTCATGGATTAAAGTGTATCGATGCGCTCGATAGTAAAAGAAGAATGGTCGCGTAGAGTTAAATTAGAAAGACCCGGGACATAAGCAAAAATTGCAAAAACGTCAGTGTTAGCTGTGACAACTTTTTCAATATGCGTAAGAACAACAAGTCCGTCCCCTGTATTTTGATAAGTATGGCTTACAATAGTTCCATTCTTTTTCAACCTTATCACCAAATCACCTGTCGCATAAGCGCAAACTGTGAACTTAAAATATCCAGTATTTAGTGCTGTATATTGACCTGATGCAGAATTCCATTGAGCGTTTGTTGTAGGTTGATCTAAAGTGGTTCCTACATAAATTTGAGTTTCGCTGCTATTAAGCAGTGAAGCACTAGGTCCAGCGATGTACGCAAACTCACGCGCCATCGAACTGGAAATGGAAGGTGCTGAAATCGTGATGTTTCCAGCCGAATTCGTGACGACAATCGGACCCGTTCCGACGATTTCCTTCTGGAGATAGGTGGTTCCATCGCCCACCGGAATCTTGTTGAGTGGAGCGGTCGTCAGGTTCGTTCCACCCTTGGCAATCGGCAACGTACCGCTGATGTCTCCGACAGGCACCGTCGCAACCGTCGAGACAGCACCAGCACCGCCAGATCCAGCGGTCTTCATGTAACCGGAGGAAAGCGAGTCGAGAGCTGTGGCATTAGTGAGAACGCCAGGATCAGTTCGAATGAGGTACGAGCGGTCGAGTGGCGCACCGCCAGACACACCTGCCGCACCTTGAGGGCCAACTCCTCCAGCAAGCGTTACAAGAGAACCGGATGGAATGGATGTCGTAGGAACCGCATTGGGAATCCCAAGAACTCCAGAGGAAGGATTCTTAAGCGTGACATTGAGTCCTGTTACATCCGTTACCTGCATGTACCCAACACCCTGAATCGAAACGAAGAACTGTCCGGCGACTGATTCAGGGAGAAAGCTAGTGCTGCTTAACGGAACAACGACCGATGACCCGAGAGCGGGGACAAAAAACTGAGCCGTAGTGTAGGAGAAGGCATCAACGCCGTTCGTCCCATTTGTTCCGTTCGTTCCAGCCGCGCCGCGTGGGCCAGGAATGTTGACGACGTATGGGGTGGTGCAGCTCATATAAAAACAGTCCTCTTATCTCCAGATTCCTGCAATTTTAATCTTGGGGTCAGCCTGCTTCCAGATGCCAGAAATCTTGATCCAAGTGATAGCCTCCCTCCAAGTTCCAGACACTTTGATCCAGAACTTGTTGGATGGCGCAGAGCCTTGGTTTGAAAGAATGGTGAGGAGCATTACGCCAATCGACCTAGATTAGTTTCGTGGTCTGTCCAGCAGCCAATTCCAGTCACTTCTATTGCGTCACCATTTGAAATGAGCTGATCAGAAGGAGGGTTTCCAAACGCAACAGGTTGGTTGGCTGCGTAGAACACGCCGCTTACCCAGCAGTCTCGAGTAAAACGCAGGACCTTCATTTTACGCAAAGAAAAGTTCACCAACGATGTCACCCACCCCGACCGCCGCTGTGTCGGCGTCGGCGGAGCCGGTGACGGTCGTAAGGCCGATGCCCGTGGAAAATGCGATGCCGCCTTCAAGTTTCATTTGAGCCAAACTGTTTGGAGGGATGGCAATTGTGCGGACAACTCCAGTTCCTGCGGTCGGAGTTGTGGTCTGGTTGTGCAGCTTAACGTATCGAAACGCTGCGTTGGTGTTTGCTAATGCCCATCCTAGCACACGCCCAGCAGAACCTTTTACAATGGTGGCGTTGGTGGTTGCGGCACTAACTAAATGAGCGCCAGACGCCGCACCAGTAGCGTTTGCGCGGTATTGCTGGCCCACGTCGCCGATTGCGGCAGTGCCAGCCACAAGCGCGGGCTGCGAGGTCGGAAGGACAGCAATAGCGGCCTGTGCTCCATTTGGACGAACACCAGCAATGTATGTGGGGACGTTGGCGTTGTCTTCGACACTTAGAAATCCGAGAGTCCAAGTGGTCGTGCTTGCCGGGGCTGTTGATCCGTTCCAAAGCCAGAGATAGACGTAAAGTTCGGTGTCGTCATCTGGGATGTTTTCAATTCGGCTTCCGCGTGCGGTTACCGTTGAAACGGTTGTGCTTGCAACCGTAGTGTCAGACCAGTTGACGTTTCGGCCGTCTACATAGGTCTGCACGACGTGGCCGGGAGACGCCGTTGTATTGATCGTTACTGCGGTAACACCACTATTCCAGCCCTTGCGCTGCGCGTCCACGTTTGCAGCCGTTGCGGTCGTTCCGGTGTACTGAGTCCAAAAATAGTTGTAACCAAAAAGATCGACCGTGCATGAACCGGAAGCTGGCCAGCCGGCAACCGTGAAGTTGATTGTATCAACGCTTGGGACTGAAGCGATAGCATATCGACCCGGAACGCCGTTTGCGCCGGTGATTGCCCCAACCATCATGGACTGGCCAACGTTCTCAGACGTGAAGCCGTGAGCGGTCAGTGTGACGGTAATGCTCGTTGCGCTGTTGATCGTGCATGACAACCCTTCGCCAACCTTGTCGGCCAGTAAGACCGCAAAGTTTTGGTTTGCGATGCGCTGAGAAAGGATCGCCTTGTGTCGAGCGGTCAGCGCACCACGGAATGACTGGACGCTGCGAGCAAGAAACTCTGAATTAGCAGTCGTGCCACTGGTCAGGACCAGGTTTGAAGCGCTCTGGGAAACACCGACGCCAGTGCCTTGGCGGCGTTGGGTCAGTTCAGTAGCCATTAACGAAGAGCCGACATCAGCAAATCCCACCGACCAGATTTCAGATGGGACTTGGCGAACCACAGCAGCACTTGCATTTGGAAGCGGATGGATTGAGGTAAGCGGAGCTTGATTGGCAGACGTAGCAGCGCCGGAAGGCAGCGGGAGAGCGGCGGCAGAAACGGGTTGGGTGGCCTGCCAAAATGTTCCACTGACCGGCTGAGTAACGCCCGATCCGTCTACCGGAACTCGACCGGAAACAAGAGCGGGTGTTTTGGAGTCAATGGAAAAGGTAGATGACCCAATGCCCGACGTATTTACCTCGACTGCTGCCAGAGTTGTTTCGGTAGCAGCACCAGACGGGAGCGGCAACGATGCTGCGGAAACTGGCTGTGTTGCCTGAAAGAACGTGCCACTCACCGGGACAGCACTTGCGCGAAGTTGAGCGTCAGTCAACGGACCTGTAACAGGAACAGACGCTGCGATACTGACAGGTTGAGTTGCTTGAAAAAAAGTACCGCTCACCGGAACGGCTGCGGCGCGAAGTTGACTGTCCGTCAGAGGTTGAGACAGGCCGGTGTTTGCCGTCACAGTACCGCTGACCGGCATTGGATTGCTGGATGACACATCAACCGCAACACCATCGCCACCAACGCCAATTTTAACGCGCTGATGCAAAACTCCGCTGATGTCGTCAGCGGCTACTGTCGCGCCAGTTCCGGGTGTGTATCCTACGTTGTCTGCCATAAATTAGATGTATTGAAGGTAGATGTCGCCATCAGATCCGCCAGATGGCGACGCGGTTCCGCTCGTAATGGTTTTCTGGGCAGTAAGATTTGACCGCGCAGAATCAGCCGTAATTGCCCCAGTTCCACCGCTTGCAACAGCAAGAGTTCCACCAAGAGTCATCACGCCACTCGTCGTAATTGGAGAATTCGCAACGGTCAGTCCAGTACTTCCACCGGAAACCCCGACACTGGTTACAGTCGGTGCCGTGTAAACGACGTTTACGACGTTGAGCGCGTAATCCAGCTCGTTTTCAGCAATCGTTGAAACGACTCCAGTTCCTGAAAACTGAATGGAAATGTCGTAGCTACTCATGGTACAACTGTGATTCCGTCACAGACGATGAGCTTGTAGGTTCCGGTCGTTTTCGGACCAAAGGTTCCAACAACCTGAAACGAAAAATCAACGTAGTAAGTCCCAGCAGGCCAAGTCGCGGTAGACACGCCGGGAGCGTTGAAAATGATTGTAGCGTTTCCGCTTCCATCGACCGTTCCAGCTACGGTTCCAAAGTTGTAGAGAACAACATCCGACGAATCTCGGATCTGAGAATAACCGACAATTCCTGCCCAAGAGATAGGGGGGTTGGCCGGAATAAAAAGCGAAACTGCAAACTGCTCCCCTATTTTGGTGGTCATTATGCCAATAATGGCGCAATCATCACCTGAAGGTTGGCAGTCGGTTGCCGGTGTCGCGCAGGGCGATGAGCAGGAGGATCCGAAGTAGGGTTGCGCTGGCATAACCGTGTTAAAACTCTGAATCCACTAAGTTTTTGTGCAAGAACAAAACATCCAAGAGCAACCGCTCATAAATCACAAGTACGGGATTCGTTCACCCGTCAAGATTCCCGATCTTGAATTGGAGCTGTACGCTTTCCGCAATCGACTCCAACCAAACGAGGGCGGACTTGGCACTGTCGAACATTTTCACAATGCGACGAAAATGCTCTGGCCGAAGATGAGTTGGAACCCGTGGCTTGAAAATCAAGTAGAAGACCTGTGCGAGCATGACTACGTTGGATGGGCTGGATGCGGAGCGAGCGGAAAGACCTTCGGCGCAACGCTTTTTGCGGCGGTCTGGTGGTTAGCCAACCCTGCCAAGTCAACGGTTGTCCTGACATCGACGACCGCAAAAATGATCCGAAAGCGTATGTGGGCAAATCTTCAGGATCTTGTTCGGAAATCGCCAGGATTCCCCGGCAACATGGTCGATTCGAAGATGACGTTACAGGCTATCAAAGGTGACGACCGACATTCCATTTCGGCTATCGCCGTCGCTGAAGGCAACACATCGAAGGCAGTGGCCAACATTCAGGGTATTCACGCCGAGCGTGTGATGGTCATTATTGACGAAGCGACGGATACGCCTGAAGCAGCGTTCGAGGCTTGTACGAACCTCTCTAAGGGTTGCCGCGAGTTCAAGATGCTGGTTATTGGGAATCCGGCATCAAAATTCGATCCGCACGGCAGATTCTGCACCCCAGCAAAAGGATGGCGCAGTGTCACGATTGAAAACCAACACTGGCTGACAGAACGTGGCATCTGCCGACGTTTCGACGGCATGAAGTCGCCGAATATCAGCGAGGGCAGGACAAAGTATCCGTACCTCATCACTCACGATCAGGTCTTGTCAGCAATGCGCCATGAGGGCGAGCAGAGTCCTACGTTCTGGAAGTATACACGCGGATTCTGGAGTCCTGACGGCATGGTTAAGACGGTGCTGTCTGAATCGCTTATCGAGACGCACACACCTACAAAAAATTTGGTGTTTACTACGAACGTCCAGATTGTCGCTGCTCTCGATCCGGGCTTTGGAGGTGACAGATGCGTCCTTCGCTTTGCCAAGGTTGGCACAGCTAACGACAAGCTGAGCATTCTCTTTCAGGACATCATTCAAATATCGCCTAACGCTCAGCTTACTGAGCCGGTCCATTACCAGATAGCCAATCGAGTTAAAGAGGAATGCAACAAGCGCGGCGTTCCACCGGACAAGTTCGCTCTTGATTCAAGCGGTGAGGGCGGCGGTCTGGCAGACATTTTGACCCGTGAGTGGGGTGTGGTTCATCGTGTGGAGTTCGGCGGCTCTCCATCAAGCATTCCGGTCAGCGACGAAGATAGTAGGCCATGCAATGAGGCTTACGACCGCAAGGTTACGGAACTCTGGTTCTCGATGCGTAAATGGGTCGTCGAGGAGCGAGTCGGCGGCATGGACATCGAGACGTTGCAGGAGTTCTGTGCGCGAATGTTCGACGATTCTAAGCGTAAAATATCGGTCGAATCAAAGACCGTGATGAAGCAGCGGACTGGTAAATCGCCTGACTTAGCGGACGCTGCTGTAGTCTTGCTTGATCTGGTGCGTAAAACCGCCTCATTTGAACCGCGAGCAACAAAAGCTGATAAGGTATGGGAAAAGATGGTGAGAGACGCAGACTCAATTTACTACGACGCAGAAATATGAGCGGCTACAAGATCCTCAACGAACACAATGTCATTCCTGGCGGATGGAACTATCGAGTTCCTGAAACCGGCATCGAGATACCGGCAGGTTCATTGTCGCAGTTGCGCGAGTTTGTCCGCAACCATTACACGGCGAACGCGGTTAAGGTTCCAGCCAACCTCGACACTTTAATCACCGAGTATCAGTGTCGCAACGGTGCCGATTGTTCCTACGACGAAGTTGAGATTCCTAAGCCAGCAGGTTTGAAATCTCTTCAGATTGGAGACGTTATCCGATTCAGCATGAGTTTGCTTCATGGACTCACTGTTGGTGGTGGCAAGGTGGATCAAGCAGAAGCGATTCGAAGGGCGAGTATCTGTGCTGGATGTCAGTTCAACCGGAAGCCGCTCGGATGCACCGGATGCAATGCTCGCGTCCTTAAGGATGCTGTCAGAACACTTTCTCAACACGGAACAACGCCACTAGACGAACAGCTTCAAAGCTGTGAATTTTGCGGTTGCTTCATCAGAAGCATGGTGTGGTTTCCCATTGAAACGCTCCATAAATTTACGGACGCTACAGAGAACGCAAACTTGCCAGCTTACTGCTGGAAAAAACGACCATGTACGGAAACCTAGCCCAACTGCCGCTCGAAACCATTAACGAGGAGGGTAAAGCTCCCGAAACTCGTATTGCCGACGCGGCATCGGCTCGCGAGATATTCCAAAAGCTCATCATGGCCGACGAGTTGCGGAATAGCACACGCGCAAAGCTCCGTGGTCTTGTTGACGGCAATCCTCCGTACAATCCGGCAGAGCTTCGGCGAAACAACCAAGCGTTCCGTACCAACGTCAACTTCCGCGAATCGGAAGCGTTCCTCACGTTGGCCATGTCAGCCTTCTACGATGTGTTCGCCGAGGTTCCGACCTACGCAAATGTCCGTACCGCTTACGGCAACGACATGGATAAGC